TCATTTGCCATATCATCATGACAAGATATTCCGCATTCTTCCATTATTGCATGTATAATTTCATGTCTTAATACTTTTCTTTTAAATGCCTTAAGATCCTTTTTATCATTTCCAGAAGGTTCTCTATTCAACGAAGAATTTATAATAATTGTTTTATCAGATGAATCACAATAGCCTTCATTATCGTTAATCGGTTCTTCTTTGATTATATAATCAGTTCCCATTATATTTATTGTAATATCTTTATTTTCCATAATTATTTTCTAAACCAATATATAGATCCAGCAAATAAATCTTCTGGTATTGATTCTTCTCCTTCAAAATATTCATCTAAATTATTTTTCCATTCTTCCATTGTCATACATTCTAAATCTGGCTTTATTATTACTCTATCGCTTCCAATTGTATAACTTTCAATTATGCATGGCATATTATTAAACATTATTTTTCTATTTATTATTTCATTTTGATAGTCAATGCTTCCAAATTGAATTGGATGTTCTTGAATTTCTGTTAATAAAACTCTTGCCTTTGATAATCCATAATCAAATCCATTAACTGTAAAAGAATAAAATTCTTTGCTATTTCTTAATATTTTAACTTTATTTGTGCATAATATTTCATGTTCATTATATTTAAATTTATGATAATTAACTTCTTCAATCGATATTCCCCAATCACAAGTATTTCCAGCAAACTCCATTAATGTTTTATGTGTTGGATTTTCATCTCTTTTACAGCACCAATAATCATTATTTCCCCATTTACCACCAATAGAATGATAATAACCTTCGACTCTATATACTTGCAATGGAATTTCCTTTAAATAAGCATCCCAATTTAATTTAACAATTTTTGATAAATCTGTATTTTCATTTATTAATTTTATATCTATCATTTAAATATCTCCTCTGTTATCCCTGATTCCTTATTAATCTTATCAACCTCATTTTTTATGTCATCCTCTTTCCAGTCTGGATGCTGCATTTTTACTTTAGTATAATTTGATATTGCTTTAGCCTGGTCAAGATTTCTTATAGTCTCTGATATTTCCTTTGTATCAGTCATGATTGAGTCCTCTATTTCAATTGATGTATCTTGCTCTTCATACATTTGATTAAATCCATTGCTCGACTTATCAAACCTTTGCATCTGTAATAATATTTGTCTAATTGCTGGTATCCAGTATCTAGATTTTTTATTTCTTGTAAGCTGGCTTTTATTTTCCCTTAATTTTAAAGCTGTCCCGCTTTCTGCCCTGCCTTCTATACCTAATCCAAAACTTTGTGGAGAATATCCGCATTGATTAATTATTTGATAGAACAATTGTTCGCATGTCTTAGCATGCTCATCTACTCTTATATCAAACTGGACCTGTTCAATAGGCTTAATGCCACCTTCTCCACCCATTTTCCAGGATGAAAGGTCTAATTTTACAAAAGCTTTTCTAAATTTATTAAATTTATTTAAGAATTGTACAGTTCCACCTGTTTTATTTTTTGCTTTTTCTAATAATTCCTCATCGATTAATAATTGTGCTAATCCAAGCTCAATATCACGTATCCAGCTTGTCCATGCAAAATCAAGAGAATCAAGCATTGTTATGCTAGAGTTATAATCATTAATACCAACATAAGCGCCAGGTATTAATTTGTTTGGCCTCATGTTTGGTATATAAACACATCCCAGTCCATCAATATTATTATGTCTTACTGGCTCTAAATTTAAGTTTTCCGTTTCAGCTATTTCACTAAAATCAATAATCTTACCAACTCTATCATTAGTTCCTTTATGTAATTGATATTCAATAATAAGACTTGTTCCTTCTCTTCTTCTATTCTCAAATAATCTATAAACTACTCCTGATTCTGTTGTTTTTACAACTCTAAAACATAATACTTCCCATAGCCGGCCACGCCAAAACATTGGAAAAAATTGAGATGGCGTTAGAACTGATACAAGAGGTATTTTTTCAAGGCTTGGCTCAATATCTATTTTTAACAAGCATCCTGATAATGCAGCTGCTAATTCTGCACCTTCTAGTAATATATTGTCAAAACCGTTTATCTCAATAAACGATTTTATCCTTTTACCTGATTTATTTTTCTCATCATACTTAAACCTAGGCGATTCTGCAAAAAGCAAATTACTTGATGTTGCCGCTATATCCCCAGCCAAAGGAACGTGAACAATACTTGCCCTATCTTCTTGCTCCATCCTTGCCCAAAACTTTTCCTGTGCTGTTTCGTTACCTAAAGCTTTAACAGTGTAATATTCTAATAAATTCGCTGGGTCTCCACTATACCAGCTTTCCCATTCATCATATTTATTGAACCAATACGAATAATCTGGGGGTGGAAACTTAGAAGTAGGTTCTAAAAACATTTTGCTCACTCCTTTTTAAATTGGCATATAGCAATATTCTAAATAATCAGTTCTCCAATAAGGAGGTCTAATTGATATTTTTTCTATATTATTAATTAATTTATTTTTCATTGATGATACTGGAATAGGTCTCATTAATAAATATTTATTATTATTTTCTTTATTCCAGATACTATAATCATTTTTAATTTTTTCAATACTAATTTCTTTTATTTCTCCATACCCTTGAGATGGCTTTTTACCAATAAAATGTATGTATTTATTTAGTAAATTTTCAACTTTATTTATATCACAATTCGCATAAAAATAAATATGTTTATATGATTTAATTACAATTGGCATATGATAATTTTTATAATATCCGGCTCCTATATCTATTCTGCCTTTTGTTTTACCTTTAAACTTAACAATATCATCATATTTATTATCCCATCTTTTTGACCAGCTACATAGCGATTCTAAATTTGCACCAAATCCAACACTCGCATGATAAACATTTAATGATTTATTAAAGTAAATTGGTAAATCTTCTTCTTTCCATTCCGCACCACCATTCAAATCTTTTTGATTTGTTAATCCATTATAATAATCATCACCTAGTATTTCTTTAGCACATGCCGCTGATATCAATGCATCTAAAAATATATTTCCTAATACTGCAATTGGTGTTCTCATTTTAAATATTAATTTACATGGTTCAAACATATCTTTTTACCTCCTCGAACATTGAGGATAATTTATTATAATCATCAGGATAAAATTTTTTTAACCAAATTAATCTACCTTGATTCGCTTTATCCGTTGTCAAATATCCACCATTTTTTATATTATTTCTAATAAAAAATGGTTTCATTTCTTTATTATAAATTTCAGAATATGGCAACCCATAATAATCTATAATATTCCAAACATCTTCATTTGACCACCATCCAATTGGCGAGCATTTTGCTATATTTGAAACCTTATATAATAATCCATGTCTTCTTAATAATTTTTTTCTTCCAGCTGTTTCATCTGCTCTTATTCCCCAAAAGCAACAATCAAAATTATTTTCTACTGCCCATTCTTCAATTACATCTTTTTTAATAATATTTTTTACTTTTTCATGATCTGAAATACTTCTGTCTATTGAAGGTAAGCCATATTGTATATTTAATTTTGCATAATCATGAGGACATTTTAATTCTATATAATTCTTAATTCCATATTCTTTTAAATAATAATTCCTGAATTTATATATATCTGATAAAGCATATCCAGAATTCATAAAAACAACTTTTGTGTCTGGATATTTTGAAATAATTAAATGAACTACTAATATTGAATCTTTGCCCCAACTACAACTAATATAATGTTTTTTATATTTATTCATCGCTTTATCAATTACTTTATAAAAATTATTTATTTTTCTCTTCAAAAAATTCATTATAAAATACCTTCTGTTTTTATTATCCATTCCAATATATCATTTTTATTTTCTTTGATGTATTCATCGTAAATATTAAATTCTTCTTTATTATAATTTAATTCAACTTCGCCATGTCCTGCCGCTGACTTGCCGCCAATATAAGGAATTTTATCAAGCTGATACAATGTAGAATATATACAAGCTCTTTCGATTTCATTTTCATTTTCTATAATAATTCTGCCTTCCAACACACTGCCTGTTGATATTGCTTGAATTTCATATTTCATTTGAACCGGATTTTCTTTCTTTTTATCTTCCTTTCCATCTTTTTTTACTTTAACTTCTTTATTTTTTACATTTATTTTACTCTGGCTTTTCAAATCATCTCTTCTTGTATAAAAAATATCTTCGAGCATATCGTAAATACTTATATCGCTTTGTGCATCATTATAATCATTTAATTCTTTACAAACTGGCTTTAATATTCCGCATTTTAATTTACCTTCTGTAATTTGGTCTCCAATTGCAGTTCCAAACAAAGCTAATGGCGGACACATCTTTCTCATAATTCTTTTATCTTCTACTTTTTCATATCTTGAGCCTGATGTTATCGCACCACCAGAAAATAACATATAAAATAATTTTGTAGATATTCCTTCATCCAAATTTAAAGAATCAACATAATATTTCATAGCATATCTTCTTAATATACCTCTAAGAGCATTTCCAGAATAAACAGGTATATCAATGTATTTATTTTTATAAAAGAATTTCATCGTTCTAAGAACTTGCATTGTCCCCATTCTTTCATCTCCGAAATGACATAATGGACTTTTTAATTTTAAAGTTAAATCAATTTTCATTTGTTTTCACTTCACTTTCTTTTGCTTTAATTTTTGCACGTTCTTCTTTTCTGACCTCAATATTTAATCTCATTGCTAAAATCACAGAATGTAAATCATTTCTTAGCAAATTAACTATTTCACTTTTTATCTCGTCATCCATTTCAATGATTTCATGTAGGCATCTATCAGATAATGCAGCTATATCTAATTTTTTACATAACTTATTTATAAATATATTAAATTTATTAGTTGTAAATACAGCAGCTCTTACTTTATTAGAAAATTCATCCCATATTTTATATGCTCTTTCAAGTTTTATTTTTTCCCAATCAATTTTATCCCATACAGCAATCAATGATATAATCGCTAATTCCTTTATTTTATTTTCATCCACTTTTATCCCTTCTTTCCTGTAATATCTCATTTCTTTTTTCTGAATTTAAAATATATATTAAAAATTTAAATAAATTTGTTTTCCTTATATCTTTTATTGTTTTTTCAAGTAAATCAAAAGATGTTAATGTATATTGGTATACTGATATAGTTTTATATTCACCTGTTAGTAATTCATCTTTAGTAAAATATAAATATGCATCATTTAAAATATCATAAATATATTTAGCTTTATTTAAATCAAATAATATTTTATCATCTTCTTGCTGAATATAAAATTTTTCAAAATTAGAATTAATATTGCATTTAAATGAATTGTGCTTTTTAAACGTATATGTAATTCCAACAACGAAATCATCTTTTATATATTTGTCAATATTAAAAACATATTCTTCTATATCATTTTTTTTGAATAAATATAAATTATTTTTATCAGCAATAAAATTATTTCTTCTTAATTCAACATCTTTCAAGCATTTAGTACAATCTAAGCAAATATATAAACTATCTTTGCACTTACACAAATCATGATTAGTAAAATTTGATGATATAGCCTCTTTTTCTTTAATACATTCTTTCTTGATTCCACAAATTTTACAATATGTATTTTTTATTTTTGATTTATCTATATAAAAAATATATTCTAAATGTTTACTTAATATTTCAGTATTAGTCATATAAACTCCTTATATTAATAATTTATGCCTACTACTTCCCCAAGCTATAAAGCTATCGCAAATGTGATCGTCTTCTTTTGCAATAATACCCTGCTCAGGATTTTTATAATGATATTTTTTCATTTTTTCTTGTGCTGTCTTATCCGTTATATTAAGCCTATTTTTTTCTAATAATAATCTTATCACGTTTATTCCAACATCTTTCCACTTATTAAATGCAATAGTGATTAATTCAGTTTGACATCTTTTTTCCTTTAATATCTTTTTTAATGTAATATTAGAATCTTTAGGGTTACTGTCAGCATAAATTATTTTAACATTGTATTCTATGCATAAATCAGCTATTTCCTTACACCTATCTGTAAGCTCAACATATTCAAAAGTTTTGGTAATTGGATTTGTAAATTTTTCTTTATCATCCTGGATTATACTTAATGCTGTAACAGCATATCCCCAATCAAGGCCAATTTCTGTATATAATTTTTTATTATATTTATCTTTCATGCCTCTTCTGTAGCTTTTGTCAACTGATTCAAAATCAAATATAGTGTCTCCAATTTTAGGCCTTTTTAAAAGGTATTCAGCGTCCCACATCGCTTTAGGTATTTGTCTCTTTCTTCTTTCTATTTCTTTATCTGAATAAAATCCGTAAGGCTCCCTTACTTCTTCTATGCAATATTGATAAAGCTTAGCTCCCTTTTCTTCTCTACTATCTATTATTTCAGACATCAAACCAAATGGATTATGCAATGTTGACGTAATTGTTACAACATCTTTTACATTATCTTTTTCTTTTGGCTGCCCTAATGCTGCTTCATATATTTTTCTATCAAGTTCATCGGCTTCATCAATTAAAAGTTTGCTTGGATGTGGACCCCTCGTCGACTTTGATGATGCTGCCAAAGCTGAAACCCATGATTTATTTTCTAGCTTAAATCCCTTTCCTGAAACTTGCCCTTTTACCAGTAACTTATTATCAATTTCTGATATATCCCAGAATTGATTTAAATATCCTACACATCTTGTACTTTGTTCTAAACTTCCACCTAATACACTAATACCACAATTTTGCTTAAATAAAGCTTGTATAAATGATAATGCTGCATCAGTTAGTGTTTTCCCACCTCCACGGACTGCATGCACAATCATAAACTCTTCTAACTCAGCATAAGCATCCCAAACGAAATCAAGTTGACTACAATGACATTTACAAACAGCTGGATAGGTTAATCTTGTATCTAAAACAATAATAGAATATATAGCCAGTTCTGCTTTGGTTCTTGGAGCAATTTCATAATAAAAATTATTGCCAAAATCTTTTATTGCTTTTTCACTAATTGGTTTTACTTTAAATAAATTATCAAAATCTTTTTGGTGCTTTTTTACTTTTAAAAATGGATATATTAATTTTATTATTATTTTTGCATTATCTATACTTATAAAATTATCAAAGTCTATCTTATTTAATTCTTTTAAAACCTCATTCATGATTGTATTATCTGATTTTTTAGTATATTTCTTATTGTATTCTATGTAATATTTTTTAGCCTGGATAAATAATTTTTCTCTTAATTTTGATTTATATACCTCTTTTTGTTCTTCTGTTATTTCTTTAATATTTTCTTCATCATTTGCTTTATTTTCATTTTGTAATTTCTTTAATTTTTCTTCATCAATTTTATTTTTTAAATCATCAGGTATAATGTCAAAATATTTAATCAACCATTCAATAGCATATTTTTTATCTGCTAATTTAATTTTAATTCCTTCTTTACCCTGGCTAATTTCCTGTATTAATTGAGTATCAACATATTTATTATCTTTTATCCTTGTATAATTATGTATATATTTTATTTCTTCACCATTATCATCTATAAATGTATTTCCATCAGAATCTATTTTTTTTGATTCCATATGTCCAAATTCTATATAATTTCCAATATCTGAAAATGCTATTTTAACAATTAATTGAACAACATCTTTAGCTTCAATAAAAACATCTTTGTTATATATCTTCTTTAATCTCTTGATTTCTTTAATTATCTTAGGCTTCCTTAGGTTTTTATGACCTTCTACTTGAGCAACTAAAT